TACCCATACTGATACGATACAACTGATACTATCTGCCGTCATGGGTGCGGGGTATAAAAGAGAACCAATTTTTGTTTTTCAAAAATAGTTCATATTTATATGATATGTAAAAATTATTTTTTTTTTTGGATATGATATGAAAGATTTAATACAAGAAGGTAGAAACATTCAAGACAAATTCAAAACCGGGTTTGCGGAGAATGTAGTATTGAAAGAGGTAAGTTTTCCAACAACAGTACAAGAAGTTAAGGTTGCTCTTAAAGAAATGTCAATTCCTCTTAAAAATTGTAAAATAAATGCAGATTTAACGGTAGATGTAAATGTTGGATTACATATTGACAACACAGAGTTGAAACAAATTCTTGTTAAATTTGGTGAAGTAAAGGGAGACTTTATTTGTAAAACTTCCAATCTTTCCTCATTAGAGGGTTCTCCGAAAATAGTTCATGGTGATTTTATGTGTGAGAGAACTCAAATAAAATCATTGAAAGGTTCACCGGAAGTTGTTGATGGTGATGTTGAAATTAACAATAATACAAAACTAACATCATTAGAAGGTTGTCCAAAAAAAGTTGGTGGACGATATAATGTTTCAGGTAATTCTTTGAAATCTTTGAAAGGTGCCCCATCATCTTGCAATACATTCATGTGTAATTACAATGATCTGGTCTCACTCGAAGGATCACCCGCTACCGTTAATGGTGTTTTTGATTGTTCATTCAACTTCCTTACTTCATTCAAAGGTGGCCCAAAAATTGTCAAGGAGACTTTTATAGCCAGTAATAATAATAAAATTGGAAAGTCTGAAATAAAATGGGCACTAAAAAATATACAAGCAGATAGCTTTAATTTTGGTCCTAAGTATGAAGAATACAATGGTTAAATTATACACAATATAATTCAATAAAATTATTAGGTTGGCATTAAATATAAGATAATGCCAACCTTTATTTTTAGAAATGTTTTGGATCTTATCTAGAAATTTTGTATATTAGTATATGAATTTATCAAACATTAAGGTATGTTATGTTTAACCCCTCACACACAATTTGGAATGAAAAGTATCGCCCACAAACACTTGACACTTATGTTGGCAACGATACTGTAAAGGCAACCTTTCAACAATATATTGACACAAACGATGTTCCTCACTTACTTCTTTACGGTGACGCTGGTAGTGGTAAAACCACACTTGCTAAGATTGTTGCAAATACTATTGCAAAAGATAACTACATTTATATCAACGCATCTGATGAAAACTCCGTAGATACGGTTCGTGATAAAATCAAACAGTTTGCTTCTTCGATTGGTTTCGGTGGATTGAAATTGATTATCCTTGATGAATGTGATTACATGACACCGAATGCTCAGGCAGCACTTCGTAATGTTATCGAAACATTCAGTAAGACAACTCGTTTCATTTTGACTTGTAACTATGTAGATAAGATTATCGATCCTATCCAATCTCGTTGTCAGATATTCAATATAGTTCCACCGTCAAAGAAAGAGGTTGCATCACATCTTGTAAAAATTCTTGATGATGAAAATGTAAAGTATGAGAAAGATAGTCTTGTAACAATTATCAATCAATCTTATCCAGATATTCGCCGTGTAATCAACACAACTCAACGATGTGTTATCGGTGGTGTTTTGAAATTGGATGAAACAACTTTGGTAGAACATAATTACCTTTCTTCAATTCTTGATGTTTTGAAATCAAGTAAAAGTAAAAAAGAAAAGTTCGATGGTATTCGTCAGTTACTTGCTGACAATCATGTTAGAGACTTTAATCAAATGTTTCGTTATCTGTATGACAATGTTGATACATTCGCCAACGGTTTTGTTTCAACTATCATATTGATAATTGCAGAGGCACAATACAAAGACAGTTTTGTTGTAGACCATGAAATAAATGCCATGGCTATGTTTATTCAAATTATTATGGAAATTGACCAACGGAGGTAACAATGAGTGTGTATGACATTAACGGTGGTGGAGAAATACCACAACAGCAACAACAGGTAAATGTAGACTTAAATCAGGCAACTGATATTGAATGTTCAAAATGTGGTGGTAAGTTTTTCCACGAAGTAACATTCTTCAAAAAGATTTCTGCACTTCTTTCGCCAACTGGACAAGAAGGTATTTTACCGATTCCAACCTATGCTTGTTTGGAATGTGGAAACATTAACGATGAATTTTTACCAAGTAAAAGACAACAACTTAATGATTAAGGATTATCATGGCTGCAAAAAGTTTATTTGACCATATTAAAGGTGTCACTATTCGTAAAACGAAATGGGAAGACCTTTCAGAAGAAGATACTAAATCATGGAGCAACTATATGATTGCTCGTTTCTTTTCAATGGAACCTGAATTTGTTGAAGCCATAAATGAGTTTCAAACATATTCAAATGGAATATTATCTTCAAAGGATTACTATAAACTTTTACATGATGTCCTCCCAAAAAAATCGTTCTTTCTCAAATACATAAAAGGTAAAAACAAAATAGATATTGAACCAGAAATGGTATCGGTATTTTGTAACCATTATGAATTGGGAAGGAACGAAGTTTATGGGTATATCAAATATCTGGCGAAAGAAAATCCAGATGAACTGATTGATATACTTAAACAGTATGGAACACCAGAATCAGATATTAAAAAATTTGAAAAACAATTAAAGACTGTAAAATGAGGAATACTAAAATGGCAATTACCGAAAGAGATTTGAGTCTAAAACAATCAGAAGTTGTTGGTGAAATGGAAAAGAAATTTCCTATTATGACTGCTGAGTTTAAGCGTATTCAACAGGCACAATATGAATTGTTTTGTGCAAAACAAAGCAACTATGGACCGGATAATATATCAATGGGTAGTTCTCTTGAACGAGAGGAAGACCGCAAACTTTCGCTACAAGGTTTGTTCTTCAGATTGAATGATAAAATAAATCGTTACAAACAAATGATTATGTTTGGTTCAAAAGATGCAGTTGGTGAAAGTCTTGATGATACATTCAAAGATATTTCAGTATATGGTATTATTGCACAACTTGTTCAGTCTGGCAAGTGGGGTAAGTAATGGCCAACAGAAAAGTATCTTTCTCACAATATCAAATGTGGAAAGTCTGTCCTCATAGATGGAAACTTAATTACATAGATAAACATTACACTTATACCCCATCAACTGCTGCTCTTTTCGGAACGGTGATGCATGAGGTATTACAAGAATATGTAAAAAACATTTATGAGAAATCAATCGTTGAGGCAAATAAACTTGACCTTGATGAAATGTTACATACGGGCATTCGTAGTGAGTATAAAAAATTACTCACCGAGAATAACGAAATACATTTTTCCAGTGATAAAGAGTTGAAAGAATACTATTCTGATGGTGTTCAAATTCTACAATGGTTTAAGGCACATCGTGCAGACTTTTTCCAAAAGAAAGATTATGAATTAGTCGGTATAGAAGTTCCAATAAATATAGTTCCACTTGAAACTCACCCAACTGTAAAGTTAGTTGGGTTTCTTGATTTGGTAATTAAGAATACCAAAACAGGAGACATATACATATATGATTTCAAAACTAGCACGAATGGTTGGAACAAATATGCAAAGACTGATAAAGTTAAAACGTCACAGTTGATACTTTACAAAACATATTATGCAAAACAATATGGTGTTAGTCCAGAACAAATACACATTGAGTATTTAATTCTTCGCCGTAAAATAATGGAAAACGCTGAGTATGAAGCGATGAAACAAAGAGTTCAAAGATTTGAACCATCCAACGGCAAAGTTTCACAGAACAATATCAAGAAAGAAATTGCAGAGTTTATCACAACAAACTTTACGGAAGAAGGTGAGTATCGTTTGGATGTTATACAAACGCCAGATGCAGGACGTGATTATTCAAATTGTAAATACTGTGAGTTTAATAAAAACGAAGAACTCTGTCCTAAAGAAGAAAGAAATACTTTACCGTTCTAAAAATAAATCTACTATTTTCTAATGTTTTCTAAAATTAGTACATATTTATATGTATATGTTTAATCATTCGAGAATGTTGTGGACGCAAAATCAAAATACTCAAGTATTCAAATACGTAATCAACTCAAAGAAGAATTGGTAAATTATTGTAATGATAATGGATATAAGTTGAGTGGGTTGGTAGAAAAACTAATTCTTAATCATTTAACCGGAAGTTTAGGTGTTTCGTGAAAATAGCTCAATTGGCAATCATTGACCTATCAGTTTATAGGGGCATACATACATTCACTAAAAATATATCATCACTTGATAGTGTTGATACTTTTTATTTCAACCCAAGTGAAACAAACAATTTCAAATCTGAATATCAGAACTGTATAGATATTTCCGAAATGGAAATAGCTGAATTGAAAGATAAATTGGAAGGTTATGATATTGTTGTTTTGAACCTCAACAAATTTATCTACGATGTTGATGGTATTCAAAAAAGAAAACCAGAACATAGAGAAAGACTGATTGAATTGGCAAAGATGTATTGTCAGTTGAATACTATAACTGCATTCTTTGACCACGAGATAT